AATTAGTTGTACTAAATCCAGCAAGGACAACTCTAAGGTACATTTTTGTGATTAAATCGCCGTTTCTGCTGATTTGGCAGGTAACTCTGCGACCGAAATCAGCAGAACCATTAAATACTTGCTCAATATTTTCAACAGCAAAGTTAGTATGACGTCTATAGACGACTTTAAAAAAAGTAATTTGTGGATTGCCAGTAAGGTACACGTCTTGTGCGCCATAGGCTACTAATTGCATTAAACCGCCTCCCATTTTTTGTTATATATATTATACCCAAAGAAAAAAAATTTTTCTAAAAACGCATAATTATAATTTAAATTCTAAAATAAAATTATTCTTAATTAATGAATCTATTTAATTAGTATTAAACGCACTATATATTTCTTTTTATATGATGATTAATGTATTTAAAAATATCTAAATTATTATAATTATAATTAAGCAATTATAATTATGAATAATTTTTTTCAAAATAATGATTCCACTAAAAATTCTAATGCGTTTAGAGAAAAAACCACTAAATACAGTACATATATCAACAGTAATAAAAATAATAATATTTTAACAACTCTAGATAATAAACATCAAGAGAAAATGACAGAATTTAATTGTCAAGAAGAAAATTTATATAAGAAAAAAAAAAAATATAAAAAACTTATTAAAGAATTAGAATCTTTAAATCAAATTTTACCAATTGATTTAACACAAGATATTATTGACTCTAAAGCTAATTTAAAATATGAAATTGAAAATATTGAAATTGAAATAAATCAACTTGAAAATAGATCTAAAGAATTAGAATATTATGATAATGTTCTAGATATATTAGAAGAATATTATAATCCACCTAAACAACAAGTTCAACCTACTGAAACTAATATTATCAATATTAATGACATTTTTAAAAAAAAAGATAATAATTCAATTACTACTGATAAATCTAGATTGTATGATAAATATATGAAAGCTGTTTATAATGTTAATACACGCAAAACTAAAAATGTTCATATTATAAAATTATGTAGTAAATGCAAAATTGAAAAAACTATACATGCTAATGATGGTTTTATAATATGCACAGTTTGTGGAGATTCTGAACCAATCTTATTAGAATCTGATAAACCATCCTACAAAGATTCTAATATGGAATCAAAAGCTTGTGCTTATAAACGAGCTAATCATTTATCAGAAATTCTTAATCAATTTCAAGCAAAAGAATCTACCGAAATTGATCCTGAAATATATCTACAAATTAAAGAAGAATTACGAATACAACGTATCCATGATTATAGTAAATTAGATCATAAAAATATGAAAAAAATACTTAAAAAACTTAAATTAAATAAATATTATGAACATACACATCATATTATTAATACATTAAATGGTGTTCCTCCTCCAACTATGAAAAGAGAACAAGAAGAAAATATTAAAAAAATGTTTAAAGAAATTCAAAAACCATTTACAATATTTAGACCCAAGAAAAGAAAAAACTTTTTAAATTATAATTATATTATACACAAAATTTGTGAATTATACTCATATGATGAATTCTTATCTCATTTCCCTTTGCTAAAATCTAGAACTAATTTAGAAGAACAGGATTCCGTATGGAAAAAAATATGCGAATATCTAAATTATGATTTTATACCTTCTATCTGAAAAAATATATTTATTTTTTAATCTAAATAAATATATTTTATAATAGGATATATCTAAATATGAATAATAGTTATAAAATAAACATATTTAATTAGAATATACTAAATATGAATAATAGTTCTAAAATAAAATATTTAAAATATAAAAATAAATATATTCAATTAAAAAATCAAATATATGGTGCTGGATTAGATGATATGGATTATACAACAGAGTATATTATAAGTTTTGTGCATTATTGTATTAGAGATATCAGAGAATACTTAAATAAAAATTCTGCCAATATTCTTTCATCTTTCAAAACTCTTCCAATTAATGATTTCTTTGTTTTAATTGAGAATATTAATAATATCAAAGAAGAATATTTTGAAAAAATTTATTCTGGCCCAGGTGCATACATTTTTACACAGAATTATGATAAAATCTTCGTTAAAAACATATTTAAACTTTTGGAAGATTTTCCAGAAATTAAACAACGTCTAAAAGATATCAATATTTCAGATACAGAAATTCATTATGAAATTGATATCTTGAATACGTCAATTAATGAACTTATAAATAATTTTGTGTATATATTTATGTTAGCATTATCACCAGAATTTATTTTTAGTCTAACTCCTAAAGTAGCCGGCAATAATATAATTCGTTTTAGTTTGAAAAATAGAGAATTTAAACAAAAATCGCCTCACACATTATATGTTCCATATGATATCCCTCATGGATACTTTAGTCTAGAAAACGTATTTGATTATCAAGATATAGAAATAAGACCAATTTCAATGATATGTCATAAATTATTTGTGTTATTGTATGATACTCCGAATGATTATTTGGATTATGAGTTAGAAGATATTATATCAAGCGACGTGATAAAACTTATGAATTTTTTGAAAAAAAAATATAAATGTAAATTCAACTTAATAGATTTGGTTAAATATATTGATCTTGAAAAGTTTAATAGGAAATTATTTGATCGTATTAGTAGAATGGATAAAATTTTAAAAAACAAGAATAAACCTGGAAATTATATAGTTAAAGCACCAATAAAAGCATCAACTAAAGCATCAACCGAAGCATCAACTGAAGCATCAACTGAAGCATCAACTGAAGTACCAATAAAAGAACCTATTGAAAAAATAGAAATTGCTGTAACAGAAGATGAAATTAAAATTACCCTCACTCTGTATTTTAAACATATGTCTGAAGAAGAACAATATGATACGAGATTATACGTTATGATTTTGAGTTTAGTAAAAGATATATTGTGTAATATTCATATAAGTGAATCAAAATCAAGAATGATAGTTAAAATTACTAAAAGTAAGACTTTACAAATATATGGTGGAGTAATTGATTCTAATCCAAATAATGATAAATTACCACTTGACAAATCAGATTTTCTTCAATACACATCTGATGAAAGAGAATGGAGAAAACGCCTAGATGCATTTTCTGATTATGTTAAACAAGGTTCATTCGAAGCTTCTGCTGAAGCAAATAAAAAAGCATTGAGGCGTAATCAGACATTATATGCTGCTGTTGTTGATTTTAATCAATACAATTATAATAATATGACAATAATATCAGTTCACAAAACAGAGGCTGAAGCTCAAGAGCAAGCAGATAAACAAGCTGCTATCGATAAAAAATGTGGAGAGCCATGTGATGTGTATGGTATGGTATATCCAATTGCACAATTACCAAAAAAAATCTCAGGAAAAATCTCAGGAAATATTTATGCTACTCTCTACAATGATGAAGTCTGGTTCCATGGTTCAGAAGTTACAGTTCAACACTTAACTAAATCTGGAAATAGTCATAGAATCTGGCCGCACTATTCTGATATTAGTAGTAAAGAAATAACTTTGCAAGATTTATTTAGCAAAATAGATTTAGATTGATATTAAAAAATTCAATAAACTAATATGCCTATATAAATAATAAAACAATAATGAAAAAAAATGAAAAAAAAATGATATATATAGCTATATAAATCATTTCTATATATATAATTATGAGCACAAAAATGAATAATACCTATATTAAACCTTCTTCAGATTCAGGTGAATCCGACTCTGAACAAAATTTAGAACAAGATAAGATTGTATCTAATAACAAAAAAACATTTAAAACTACTAAGTTTTATAAAAGACAAGATTCCGATTCCGATTCTGATTCCGATTGTGAATCTGATCCAGATTCAAATTCAGAAACTAATGAAGCTATCAAAGCATCGTGTACATCTCCTTCAGATGAATTTATTAATTCTGAAGCAAATGATTCTAAATCTGTTTTGAATAAATTAGGTTTAGATGCAGATTTAGATGCAGGTTTAGAAGAAGATTTAGATACAAAATCGAATACTAAGTCAGAAATTAATAAATCTGGTACAAATAAAACTCGTAAAGCATTAAAAAATGCTATAAGAATCCAACAACAAAAAATAAAAATGGAAGAAAAAAAAAGATTGAAAGAAAATAATTCAAAAAATGATGATAATCATAATGATGATGTTCGTTACGATGATAATGACAATTATGAAGAAAAATTTTCTAGTTTTGCATTAGACAGTTTACAACACCATAATCATATGATGTCTGAATCTATTTTTTCAAAAATCCATATCAGATGTGTTCAGCGTAACTCTCGCAAATCGACAACAACTATTGAAGGCATTAGTAATTCTTTTTTTGAAGACAAAAATAAGATAAATAATATTTTAAAAGCATTACGTTGTGGGACTCGTGCCACGCATAAATTTGATAAAGAAACAAATACAAATATTCTTGAGCTATCTGGAAATAAGATTCAAAATATAATTAATGTAATATGTGAGCATGTTGAATGTGAAAAATCTCAAATTGTAGTACATGGAGTATTATCATAAGTTTAATTTAATTTAGTTTAGTTAAATTTAGTTTAGTTAAATTTAGTTTAGTTAAATTTAGTTTAGTAATATATATGAGTATCTAGTTTTAGTCAATATTTTCATTAATAATAATTATAGGACGATATATATCCAATAATGTCTGTACTAAAACTGCTGATGAAGCTACCATAAGAATTTCACTATATGGTATTTTACCAATCGTAAAATATTTCATAACAAAATAAATAGTGATTAAAAGAATGATTGCTCTAATAATTTTTATAATAATTATATTATTAAATTTTTTTTGATTCATAAAGTGTAATATATATATGTTTAAGAATATAAAAATAACTATTACTTATAAATATTAAGTAATAATTATTTTAATGGCAGGAGGTTTAATACAAATAGCATCATACGGAATACATGATATTTTTTTAATAGGTAATCCCCAAATCACTTTTTTTAAAACAGTATACAGAAGATATAGTAATTTTTCAATGGAATATATAGAGGAATATTTAAATGGTACTCAAAATTTTGGTGGTTATTTAACATGTAATTTGTCAAAAGCAGGTGATTTATTACATAAAATATATCTTAAAGTAAATATTCCACAAGTAGCAATTGATATGATTCAGTATTCGGTAAAAGATAAAAATATAACTTCACCATATAATACATTTAAGACATCATATGATCGAATACAAACATTTATAAATAAAATAAATTTTAATATAATTCAACCCTTGTATAAGTTACTGAATATTAATAATTTACGATGGTTGGAAATTAATGCAAAATATATGATAGCTCTTAATAGAATTAATTATACAAATATACTTGATTCTATAAAAGAAGTAAAAATAACTTTTAATAAAACATTTAATATCCCATTATATAATGGGATCAGTAGTATTATATATTTGAATCAACAAAATAATATGCAATCTATTCTAGATTTTAATTTATATTATGGTTTATACATTAAACAAAATAGTTTGACAATAACTGATGATCTAAAATTTTTATTAGATAATTATATTTTACAATTACAAATACTCAAACGTAATATGTATGATATGTTGATATTTTATGAAAAAATTAATAATATTATTTTAAGACAAAATATACATTTTGCTTGGGTTGAGTTTTTAGGACACCAACTAATACACAGTATAGAGGTAGAAATTGGTGGTAAAATAATTGATTTTACAGATAGTGTTCGATTAAATATTTCTTATCAATTAACAAATAAAATATTACACGATATTACTTATTCTAAATTAATTGGAAATATTCCCGAATTAACCACTTTTGACAGTACAGTAAAACCACCTTATATATTATACGTACCTATTGATTTTTGGTTTTGTAAATATTCTGGTTTATCACTTCCATTAATTTATTTAAGATATCATGATGTGAAAATTAATATAAAAATTAATGATTTGGTTAATTGTTGTTATTATGAAACTCTTAATCCAAATGTAATGATAGAAGAACTTATACAGCTAAATTCAGTATCATTAATTATTAATTATATTTATTTAGATACTGATGAAAGAAATAAATTCGCCCAGCTTACTCATGAATATTTAATAGATCAAACTCAAATTGCTAATTTTAAAGATATTAAAACAGAAAAATTAAATATTGAATTGCCTTTTTTTAATCCTATTAAACAACTATTTTGGATAATTAGAGATGTTAATAATATTCAAAGATTAAAATATTTTGAATATAGTGCATCTTATTATGTCGATATATATGAAGTATTGAATGCATATGATAATTCCAGTATAGATACAACTTTAACAACAAGTCGTAATCTTGTAAAAATAAGAACTGTTGATTATACTTTATCTAATTTTATTTCAGTAGGAGATACAATAAATATTATTAATAGTGTATATTATAGTGGTACTTATCAAGTAATTAAAATAGATACTGAATATTTATATGTAGCTTTTACATCATTTGTAAAAGAAGAATATAAATATAATTACGATGTATTTGTTGTAAATGGTATAACTACATATTCAAAATCAAAAAATTATATGGGAAATTCTCAAGCATACGTATGTAAAGTAAATAATACAAATCCAATTAATTTATCAACTCTTGAATTAAATGGAGTTCAACGATTTTATAAAGTTGATTCAACTTATACTAATTTTGTCCAA